GTCGACGATCTGAGATGCGGTCTCGTCAGCCGCGAGGCGGTCTGTCTTGACGTAATCGTACTCACCCATGTGCAGGACGCGCATGGTCTGTTGGGCGTAGCTGGCGTTGCGGCTGCGCACGAACTGGTGCGTGAAGGCGCGGCTGACACCCTCGATCATGAACACGTAGTCCACGAACTCCCAGCTGCTGGGAATGGTGTTGGCCATATACTCCAGCTCGGCCAGCTTTTTCTCGGTGGGCCATGCGCGGATCTCGTCCATGAGGCCTGGAGACATCGTGAGGCGGGTGTTCTTGGTGAACAGCAGCAACGTCGCCGCGTCGTGGGTGCAACTGATCAATGTGACATTCATCTTGGTTTCCTTTCTAAGTTACTCTCTGTTTAGGGCGGCTCGGATCTGTCTGACCCTTGCCACGGTCAATCCATGAGACGCTGCAACTTCTTTGTTGGAGCGCTTGTCCAAAGCAATTAATAGGTCTCTCCTGTGCAACTCAATGCGTCTATTGGTCGTGCGCACCGCGCATGCCATCTCTCTGGCGTCGGCCAGCTGGTTCGGATAAACCTCAACGGTGTAGAACCGATGGCCGGAAATGCATTGGCGGTCGATCCTGGTCTGGTGCTCGGACGCTGTGTGAGTCCGGTGCAGCTCGGTGCTGATGGCGCCGCAGATATTACATTTCATGATGCAGCCTTCCTGACGTCGTAGGCGCTGTTGGCCTTGAGCAAGCGCTTGATTGCGGCGATGTCATCCACAACGTCGTCCAGAAGGATGTTGCGCCACGTGGCGAACCTTCCGAGCGAGTAGATGTTGTGGTCGTGCGTCAGCTTGAACAGCAGCTGCTTGCGCAAGGAATCGTCGATTGGCGCGATCTTGCCGTATTTCTGCTCGACCTGTTCGATCATCTCGGCTTGCTCCCAGTGCAGCCCGAATGCGTCGTTGACGGCTTGCTCGGATTCAATGTCATAGCTGGCGTTGGCTGTCGTCTCGACAATGAGCGTGTCGCCTGTGATGCTGGCGCGGTAGACTTCCAGATGCCGCTCAGGGAAGTATACGGTCTGGAATACGTCCGCCCCAGGGACTCGGAAGCGGTAGACCTTGATGGCTGAGCGGTGGAACTGCAGCTCCTCGTCCCTTATTCCCGCTGTCGCCAGAGCCACTGGCATCGGCGCGGTGCTGACCAACAAGTCGTGGCGGCAGAAATCAGCGTTTTGGTTCCATGTGACTCTGTCGTTCACCGACTCCAGCAACTGCTCGTAGAGCGTGTCTGGTGCCACGAACCGCTCGACTGGTTCTGTCTTCCAGATTGACCGCTCGCCCTTGAGCTGACCGTGGCCCAGCACCTTCTGAGCGTAAAGATTTGCCCAGCGAATGTTCGGCTCCTGGAACCGACCTTCGGCCCAGATGCCCTTCCTGACCATCACCTTCCGGAACTCGACGCCGGTCAACCTGCTGACTGCGTCGCTGCGGAAACGCAGCAACGCGCGATGGGCGGCGCGTGGTTGGGGGCTAGCCTCAACCAACGGCGCTTGTGGCCAAGCGTGGGCTGCTATCAGCCCCGCTAGGCCAGCCCCGATGATGGTCGGGGTCGTGCTCATTCTTCAGCGACCACCACGATGTGGTCCTTCTCCAGCAGCTTCTGGAGGAAGCCGCGCACGGGCTGCTTGAAGTGCTCTTCCAGAGCCTCGACCGTGGTCGTATGCTCGGGCGCGTCCTGGATGAACTTGAGCACGGCGGCTCGGATGGATGCGCTCTGCGGCTTGGAAGTACCTTCGAACGTGGCGCGCACCTTCTTGATGGTGATTCGCTTTTCCACACCCTTCTCGCGCGGTGCGATCGGGGCTTGCTTGTTGATGGCTTCCTGAAGAGCGTGACTCATTGTTCCTTCCTTGTACGGGTTGTTGGTGAGCATTTCAGTTTCCTTTCTTAGTTGAGAAGCAATTATCGTCAAATTACCACGTCTCGGCAACTTCTTCTGCCAGCTGCCACAGCTGCGCGTTGTAATCCACCGAGCGGCTGATGTCGGAGAGCGGACGGCTGGTCGCTGCGCGGCCAGAGCGTGCCACACCTTCGATTCCGCCACGGACGGTATTCTCCTGCAGGCGGTTGAAGGTGGTCCAGAGGTCGCCCTTGTCGTCGGCGTCGCGGCGAACCATGAGCAGGTCTTCCGGCTGGAAGCGGTTGGCGTCGCCCCAACGCAGCTGCGCGGCAAAGCGTGCGAACTGGTTGCGTTGTTGCGCGGTGAGCTGGATGGCCGACCACGAGTTGATGGTCTGGTAGATGCGGTCGGTCTCGCGTGCGATGGTTTGCATGCGGTGGATCAGGTCAGCCGCGGCATCGCCAGCGTGACGGACGGCTTCACGTGTAGTCACGTTACCGATGACCAGACCGTTGCTGCAGACGAACCGGAAAACTCCGGCCATCACGCGAGCGGAAGAGGAACCGTCGTGGCTGTTGACGACGATGATGCGCGGCACTGCGCCATCGACCTCTTCGTGGTCGGGGTGGCGGAAGTCCAGCATGTGCTTGGCGTACGCGGCATCGCGGCGGCGCGGCTCAGCGCTGATGGCGCGAGCGAGTTCCCAGCCTTCTTGAGCGAAGCGCTCGATGATCTCCTTGCTGGAGACGAACTGGTAACGGCTCGACACGGTCGGAGCGGCGGTGACGGCGAGTGCGGAAGCGGGGATGAGCATGATTAATTCCTCAGTTGCGAAGTTCGAGAAGAGCGCGGCGTGCAGCATCCGAGATGCCGCCACGGTGGCGCAGGAAATGGTCAACGGCGCGGTCCAGCGGGTATTGGATCTCGTGGAAGCCGCGAGCCTCCAGATCTTCATCGGTGAACTTGCGAACTGTCAGCTCACCTTCGTCCAGCTCGACGCCGGAAACGAACTTCGTGCCTTGGCGCACGACGATCAGAGTCCGGCGGCTTCGGTCTTGCATGACTTTCATGTCGGTTCCTTTCTAAGTTGCAGGTCGGCTCGACCTAGATGCTATTCTCCTCTAATCTGCAGATGCCGGCAACTGCTTTTTGCATTTATTTCGACCTTTTCTGCTGTAGGGGGATCACCTGACCGTCCTGCGCAGCCGCGAGCAATTTCTCGCCGTGGGCCTTGACCATGGCCAATGCAGCGTTGATGTCTCGGGTTAGGGTTGCCTTGACGAACGCGTAGCGTGCGCGTGAGACCCTGCCGTCGTGACGGAACACCCACCGGTCGCCGTTGGGCGGCGGCACGTTGACGTAGCCCGCACGGTTCATGCGGTGCGCAATCTTGCGCGGCGACTTCAGCATGTTGGAGACTTCCTCGCGGTTGTCGAACTGTGGCAGAACCAGCTCCTGACCAAGCACAACATCGGGATTGCCAAGATGGTCCAGCACCCAGCAGACGGCGTCTTCCGGCTCGCCCCAGCTGGCAGCGACCGCTCCCCATCCAGACGTGCGCGTCACTTGCGCCTTCGGGTTGAACTGGCTCAGGTCGCGAGTGGACAGCCATGCAGCAACGGCTTCGCAGCCGCCGGAATAGAACCACTCGAACAGGCGCGTAAAGTACTCGGGGTCATCCTCCTGCTCATGCCACCTCTGCGGCAGGTGCGAGTGCATGATGAACATCCGGCGGTCTTCCGGCGGGATGTACATGGACATCCAATCGTTGGTCGTGATGAACACGCGCAAACGGTTGATGATGTGACGCAACTTGGCATACTTGTCATTGAGTGGCAGCGTGTCGGGCGGCGCCACAATCATCGGCTTCAGTATGTTGTACGCAGAGCTAGCGTGGAACTCGTCCTTGGTGGGCCGCACTTCGTCGACAACAAGCATCAAGGTCTCCAGCCATGGCTTGTACGGGCTGAACAGCTCGTCGGGGTCGATGTTCTTGGTATTCCAGTTGCCGATGGCCGACTTCACCGGCATGAGCGCTGCATCCTTACCAATGCCTTGCGTGCCGCTCAGGACGATGGCGGCATTACACTTCTCGTCTGGGTGCTGCAGCATGTGCGCACAGAAGTCGAAGAAGAAGTTGTGCTCCACCGGCTCAGGCCACAACTTGACCACGTGGTCAATCCACGGCGTTGCGTCGTAACTTCCAGGCGCTACCTCAGGCGGCGGCAGGTACTTGTTGTAGATACGCCGCCCAGATGCGGCTCGCCATCCGTTGGAGTCGATGAAGATGTCGCGGATTATCTGGCCCTCTCCAGGCCACCAAGTCGAGCCTTCCACGAACTGGTCATTCTCAACCCGCATGATGTCACGGCTGGGTGGGATCAATCGCTCGCGGCGACGACGGGGACGACCACGTCCACGGCGACCTTCGGCTGGCGCGTCGTCGTCGCCACCTTCGTCTACCTCTACGCGCCACAACTCCAGAGGGATGGAGGCATCCACAGCCTTCTCTGAATGTTGCGTGCCGTCGCGCAAGTCCCAGAACGATTCTTGAGCCTTGTCGAACACGTAGTCTTCTGGTCTGGCGAGGCGGCGGCTGTTGGCGACAATATCTTGGAGTGCGGCTTCACGCGCCGCAGTGCGTTCATCAATGGTGGTCATACCGCGGCTCTTTCCAGCTCCTCAATCGACTGCTCATTCACCCACTCGGTCAGGTCAGACCAACCCTTGGAGATGCAGTGGCCGTGGTGGCATCTGAACGCGCCGTAGTAATCGTTCTCAGCCGCGGGTTCGCGGACTGCCGCGCCATTGTCCACGCTGTTGGTGTGGTGCTCGTACCACGGACAGGTCATCTCAGTCCATCCAGATGGGTCAGGTTCGTGCTTCTTGAGCATGTTGCGTTGGTCCAGCCATTTGTAGACGCTGGCGAACATGCGGTTGCGTTCGATGGCCTCTTCGGTGGGCAACTTGTTACGGGCCACTCTGCGACCAACGATCTGCAGCCCGAACCCATCCAGAAGTTCCTGCGGCGACCAGCGGGTTCCGTTGCGCTCCACGGTGCGCGTGATCCAGCCTTCGTAGGCCTTCTTGCCGTTCAGGTGTCCAGGCAAACGTCCAACGCGGGTCACGCCTGACATTCCAGGGTCTGCGCCCAGCAACTTGCCGCTGATGAAGGCGCGGATCAGGCCATCGAAGCGTACCATGTCGCGCTCGGGCTGGTCCAGAAAGTACCACCACTGCTCGTTGCCAGGTGAGGTCTCAATCTTCCACGTGGGCTGCATGTCCTCCACAAATGCGCGGTCCACCTTGGTGCCAACGTCATCCACCATCAAGGCCAGCCCACAACCGAACGTCTCGGTGCGGCGGCGGTAAGTGTTGTCTGGGGCACGTTTG